GGCCAATGGTGGGCTACCCTACAATTTCAAGAAGTTTCAGCCTTTCGTGAAGACAGAAAAGATGCCCTTGTTTGCACAGCGTGATGGTGATTACGGTGTTACAGGGGTTGAGTATGTCGCACGGCTGATTCAGGCCCCCCACGACTCTACTCATATCGTGGCCGGCCGCTACTTGAAGCCATTGTTGGGACGACTGAAGGAGATCTGGCACGAGGATAACTGGCTTTTCTATGCCTCTGTGAACCCCAAGAAGCTGGATCATTGGCTTGCTAGGAATAAGCACGCAATGACCTGGTTCTGGGCCGATTACTCGGCATTTGATGCTACCTATACGAAGGAGACCTGGGAGATGATTGAGGGTTTTTATCGCGTAATTTATCCCGACGCCGAGCTAGAATTCTGGCAGGTGTTGGAGGCCTGGCGCAAGCCGGGTGGGAGCATCAAGTTTAGGAAGGATGGGCTGAAGTTCAAATACCAGGCTGGCGTGTGCAACGCGTCTGGTAGAGATGACACAGCCCTAGCCAATGCCCTTGTGAATGGCGTAGTGCTGTCGATATCACTAGCCGCAGCCTTAGCAGGCGTTGAGACCACGCAGGTGACGCACGACATGTTGGTTGTGGCCAGCCAGGCTCTCAATATTGCGGTTGTAGGAGATGACAGCTTAGTCGCCTGCCACTTTGACGTCAGGCCCCTGATGGACACCATCAACAAGAACATCCGTAGCTTCGGCTTGGTTGTAAAGGCTGAATCCAGCGCCGACTTGCTGGATGTCACATTCCTTGGAATGATGCCTTATCCTGTTGCGGGAGAGTTCTATTGGGGGCCGACGCTCGGGCGCAGACTGTACAAGGCTTTCTGGCAGGAGAAACCGGTGGGTAACCTGCCAGCGTGGACGAGGGGAGTGGCAACGCAGTTGTTGTGCTTTCCGCACGTCCCCATCTTGTACGACATGGCGCTGAAAGTGGATCAGCTCCTTGAGGGTATGAAGCGGACGCAGATGGCCCCCGACCAGCACCGGGTGTGGGCAATGAGAACCGATGCAGACGGTTTGCCACACTATGACGAGAGTACCCTGAGGGGGTTAAGTCATCGGTACCGGAACAAGGGCCTGACGCCTGGAATGATTGCCCGGGACATAGGGACGATTCAGTCAATTGAGCGCTTGCCTGCGTTGGTGAGGCTGCACACGACTGACGCCGCCTTGGAGGTTGATGACCTCTAATCCCGGATGAGAGTGAGTGGGTTCTGTGTGTTAAGCTAGCCACTGCAGCAAACAACAATGCCACTTTCCGCCATTAAACAGG